AGCTACGTCCCTACTGGTCATCGTCTGGATGATGAACCCCGCCTCTTCCAAGTCAGGGATCACCGAACCGGCCGGGGAACCGGGGTCCACCACGATGACGGCCTTGCCGTTGCGGGCCTGGAAGCGGGCCAGGATGTCCACCAGCCAAGCGGTCCCCGGCCCATTGACGATCAGCTCCAGATGCCGCTTGCCGTCCATTCGGCGCTGAGCCAGGGAGAGGGAACAGCGGACCGCGCCGGTGGAACGCGGAGAGACATCGATGGCAAGGACAGGCTTGCCTATCAACCTCTTGGGGCTCTCCAGACCGGCCAGACCAGCGATGGCCTCCAGAACCTGAACTACGTGCGGGAGCAGATCACCCGGAACATCCATCGCGTCGGTCCCGGACTGGGGGTCTTCCAGCCGATCCCACTGGGTCTTGGAGATGACGGTGAATCCCTCGGACAGATCCGGCGGCCAGATCCCGATGCGCTCGCGCGCGAACCCGATGGGGTCCATGCTGTTGCGCTCGCGCTCGATCGCCTCGGGCGAGATGCGATGCGGGTAGGCCGGGTTGGTGGCCGCCCAGATCCGGCGATCGTCCAGAATGCAACCGGGGGATCGGCCGGGGTAATGGGTGCACCCCGGCGGGCACGGGCCGATCTCGTCCAGCGTGGCATCGTGGCCGTAGTCCAGATACATCATGTTGGGGGCCTCGGCCAGGGCGGCACGGCGCTGGGCATAAAGAACCTCGGCCGTGCCCGACTCCAGGGGCGGGGAACTGAAGATCCAAAGCTGCGCGTTCCGGCGAGCGGACATGGCCGGCAGAGTGGCGCTGACCTGGGCTTCTGTGACCGCGTAGGCCTCATTCCAGATCAACTTGTCAAAGGTGAAGCCTCGGCCCGCACCCTTGGACCGGGCCAGCCAGCGAGCCCTCCGCCCGTCCAGAAGCTCGATGCCTTCCTCGCCGTTGGTGTTGATGATCTTCTTGACCTGGCGGCGGAGGTCATCGGTGTTGGTGATCAGGGAGATCACGCGCCGGAAGCTCTCCATGGCCGTCTTGTACTCGTGCGCCGAGATGCCCACCAGGCGCTCTCCGGTGAGGAAGAGCCAGCCGAGTACGAGAGCCTCCATGTCCGCGTCCTTGCCGTTCTGGCGGGACACGATGACGGTGTTCACGAAGGAGGCCCACTTGCCCTCCTCGGTCTCACCCAGACCCAGGTCCAGATCCCTGGCCTGCCAGTTGTCCAGGATCAACCCGGCCGAGGCGGCCAGCTCGGTGAAGTCCGGGCCGCTGGTGTACGGCGCTATAGGGAAATGCATGATGCGCGGCAAAAGGATCTCGGACACAGATCACCCCCGAGGCCAGGGTAAGGCACTCGGGGGTGACAGCGGTTCAGGTCAGGCGCGCTCGATCTTGAGGTTCTCCACCGAGCCGCTCCACAGCCTGTCGGCCAGGGTCCGCCGCACATAGAGACCGGACGCACCCTTCACCTCCAGATCAGGGTATTCGGCCAGCGAGACGGTGAAGGAGACGGTGAGCACGACCGGGACCGGGGTGACGGACTCGCGAAGATCCTTGGGCAGCAGGGCCGCCAGGGTGGTTACGTCTTCACGGTCGAGAAGGCCCTGTTCCTTGGCTCGCTTGAGTTCCGCAGCGAGCGTGGCCGCGTCCAGACTCTCGGCCTGACCAGGCTCGGGCTGGAAACGGAGCTGGGACGAGTGCTCGGGGCAGCAGTAATCGTCACCCAGCGGCTGGAGACGCAGCTTCAGCCGCGTCTCCACGTACTCCTCCGCGTCCGAGCACCAGGCGTTGCGCTGGGACACCTCCCGGAGAATGTCCAGGAAGTCGGCCGTTTTGACGACCGGTGAGGTTGTTTTCGCCACGATGATCTCTTTCTGTTCAGCAGGGTTGATAGGTCGAGAATAGCAGACCTGTTATTGGAAGCGCACAGTGTTTCCGATGTATTCCGTGTAGGCCGGTGGGATCGCCTCGCAGAGATCAAACCGGTCGGTCATCCAGTCGATGTCCATCGCGTGCTGAAGTTCGGCCGCCGTGGCCTTGCCGCCGCCCAGTCCGTACCCGGCTACGTACGGACCGTCAAAGTACTCGCCATGTCGCCAGCCTCGGACGCGGCCCGCGTGCCGGTGGTGTGCAGGCTGGGGGACGGTCAGGCCGTGCAGCTCGAACGTCCGGTGTTTGATCACCCAGGGCGGTTCTTTGTCGGCCGGACGGAACATGTCCATGCACAGCATGAGGTCCCGGCTGATGGTGCCCTTCCGGCTGGAGCTGGGCTGTTCGATCAGGAACGGCACGCCGGTCAGGGTGGCCAGGTCACGAAGCTCGGGGATGAGTTGGACATGGTCGTCCTTGATGCCCCGCGTGCGGTTGGTGAGGGTGGCCGAATTCGCCTCCTGGCAGGGGGGCGAGAGGTGGATGAAGTCCGGGTGCACCCAGCCGAACGCCTCGGTCTGGATCATGCCGCCGTTGAGGATCATGCCGGTGAGCACGTCGCGCGCGTCGGCCTTGAGAAACTCGTCCCCGGGGTAGCCAGGCTGGGGATCGATGTCCGCACCGATCACCCAGAGCCCGGCCCGCTGATAGCCCTTGGTGGCTCCGCCCTTTCGGGAGCAGAGATCCACCACCACATGGGGGATCGGCTTGATCACCGGATCTGCCAGTCGCTGAAGGCCTCGTCCCGGTAGATCTTGTTCTCGCGCTGAAGCGCATCCTCGGCGTGCCACAGCTCCGAGTCCGTGAACTCCAGGATCGGGGTGGTGTCCTGAGTGGCGATCGAGAGGAGGAGCGCGTCCTTGGCGTCCCGCTCCCGAAGGTGCTGGGGGTTGACGCCCGAGGCGATGAGCTTGGCGTCCAGTTCTTCGCGGGAGATCTTGTTCGTCATGCGTCTACTATAGCAGACCTATGGCTCTCCGCCAAGACGCGCCCGCCGTTCCTCCCGCTTTTTCTTGATCTCGTCCGTCGCGCTTCTCGGCGGTTCGGCCGGCTGATCTTGAGAACCTTGAAGTTTGACCAGCTCAGACAGCACGGCGCGCATAGCCAGGGCCTGTTGACGGGCCTCGGTCAGCGGAGCGTTGATGGTCAGGTCAACGTCCCGGCCGAGGCGGTTGGCCAGCTCGAACCAGGTCTCCTCGTCACCGGAGATCCACCGATCCAGCGTGTCCAGGCGCGCCTTGATCCGGATGGCCTCCTCGGCCAGCGCACGCTCCGCACCCTTCAAGGTCTCCACCTGAAGGTCGGCGGCCAGCCGATCCGATCCCTCGCTCATCGGATGATCTCGCCCTTGTCCGCCCATGAAATGGGGTACTGGTGCGTGATGTGTATCGGCGGTCGAGACGATCGGTCCCAGGACTCGACCGTGACGAACCGTAGGCCGATTTCCACGCGGGATATTTGCTCCATTTCGGTGGCAATGCCCAGGACTTTTAAGGCGTTTCGCACGGTCTCACCAGTGATCTTGCTTGGTAGATTTGTCACGGTCTGTCACCATGTCCTTGTTGATCTTGGTGAAAGTTGGTCCAGCTCAGGGGGGAAATGCCGCGATAAGTGCGTGGGGTCACGCTGCCCCTGGTCACAGCGATTCGGACATACCCCCCCACCCAGTCACTCTCAGTGAGAACTGGATCAGATCCAATCACGAGATCTCAAGCTAGGCGCATTGAGTACGTCTGGGCCACGCTTCCCTTTGCGTGCATTGCATGACCTGCACAACACACCAAGATCACCTTGAGGATCTCCACCAAGGGCTACTGCTACCACGTGGTCTGCTGTGAGGTCGGATGCTGCATGTGCAGGGATCAGGTATCCAGGGCACCAGTCCCCGTACTGAGAACGGTGTGCGTCAACCACAGCCTTTCGGCGTGTGCGTTCAGCAGAGGAGCCGCGTCCATGCAGGTCAGAGCGGCCGGCCGCCACCATCAGCGACCACGCGCCCTACGGTGAGCGGCCCCTTTACGGGCCATCGCCACCCGCTGAAGATGGGTGTGTCCACCGTTGGCGATCCGTGCCGCCACGCTCTTGGACTTGCCCTTCCGACGGAGGGCCCGATAGACGTTCTGCCGGGACTTGTAGACGAACCCGTACTTGCCACCGCGTGAGCTGACCATGTGACCCAGTACACCATGAAGCCCCGCCGACATGGTCAGGAAGCGGGGCTTCAGGTCACTGGATGGATGAGGTACTTGGGGGGCCCATCCGCGCCAGTGGGGGCATCTCGGACGGTACTCCGTCACGGCCGCCGATCATAGGCTGCAACATCCTCTCGCATAATGCGCGCGGCGTACCGCTTGCGGTTGACGACTCGCCACATGGAACGCAGCTCACGCGGAATCAGATCAAGGCGACCCATCTGCGCATAACGGATGGTGCGCCATCCCTTGATGCGCAAGGCACGTAGCTTGCTCAACTCGACCTCCCCATGTCATACCGGCCGCCGGTCATAGGCCGACGGACCGCAACATCTCCTCAGGGGTGGGTTGGTGCGGTTCGGTTCCCTCAGGACCGCAGTACACGTCCACCGCATCCGGATCGAACAGCCGAGGGGTCTGATCACCGACGATCAGGATGGCCAGCGGCCTCGGTGCGCGCAGCACCCTCAGAGGTGGCGAGTAGAGGGGCAGTGTCTCCCACCAGATCGGCCGGGTCTGGTTACCGCAGGACGGGCATGGATCATGCTGGCCCCAGATGAACCTGTGTTGGACAGCGAGGGTGGCCGCGTCAACAAGATCGACATGCTGTCTCCGCATGCACTGGACACACCGCCAGACCATCACCGGATGGCCTCCTGGAAGGAGCCGAGGGTGGTGAACCTCTGCCAGGTGTCCGCCATCTTCCACAGGCTGGTCCAGGTGCCATCGGTGCGCACGGCCACGGCGCGCACCGTCCCTCGGCGCATCCGCACGGCCCAGAGAGCCTTGGGCCCGAGCGGCGTACCGAGCTTGGCATGAGGTACCCAGCCCTCGGCGTACGTGATCTTGGTTTCCCATCCGCACGTGCGCGCGAACTCGGCCAGGGCGTCCACCGGACCAGGATGGACCAGCGCATCCTCCTGACCATCGTTGCTGGTCACCAGGGGTGCGGGGAACTTCTCAAGATCGGCCGGCGGCTTCGCCATCTCCCAGTCCACCCGGGTAGGGAAGCACATGAGCGCGTCATCCTTCATGGCTCAGGCTCCCCAGGTCGGTCAGGCCACCGGTGATCTCGTTGTCCGTCATCTCGGGGTGGGTGCGCATGTACTCCAGGACGTGTTGCGCAGGAGCCTCAGCGAGTACCTGAGCCCCGCGCTGGAACGCCTCGGGGGTGTTCAGCCAGCCCAGGATGCGGTTACAAGTACGGTCACCACCAGAGCACACCAGCGCACGAACGGCGGAGCGCCGGTAGCCCACAGCGTGATTGTGATCAACGGCGAGGCGACGGCCACCACGACCGTGAGGATCATCAGGGTGAACGCCACGGGCCGACCGGCAAATGTAGCAGCGACCGCGTTGCGCGAGGTAGATCGCACGGTACTCCTCAGGGGTGATGCCGTACGTATTGAACACGTGCCGGTAGAAAGTACGCCACCCGCTGGCGATGGGCTTGTCCATACCAGCGGGTGGCGTCCAGGTGAAGGTGTCTTCGGTCATCTCAGTCCCACTCGATCGACTTGGCCACGATGTTCACCTCCCTTGGATCAGCCGACCACCACTTCACTCTGACCCTGGTCCTGCGGTAGCCGGATATGGGTCCGCTTGCGGCGGCTGGCGTACTCACGGCCGAACTTGTGAACCGTGACATCGGCGTAGGCCGTGGTGGAGTCCAGAACCCCCTCCTTGGCCATGCGGTGGATATGGCTCATCAGTGACACGCTGCGGATGCCGACCTTGTCAGCGGCCCAATCGGCCAGGTCCCGCGCGTCCGTGTAGGTGTCGTGGTCCAGTCGGTCCCAGATCATTTGCCATGCCTGGCCGACCTTCCCACCCTTGGCCCCGATGTTGTAACTCGTACCGGTGGGAGCCGCACCGTTGGGCATGGTCTTGGTCATACGTCAAGTATTCCTGATCTACTCGATGGCTGCAATGTCCACGCATGCCTGGCAGTCAACGAGCGCCAGGTGATCGTGATCAAGTAGCCGATACCGTTTGATGGAGTTGATCGGCCTGGAGCAGGCCGGGGCGAGCGGGTTGAAGCGGGACCTCATGTGAGTGAGGCTCGGGGCCAGGTAGGTGTGCCACACGTCCGGGAAGACTTGCTCGCTGGCCACGAACACCAGCCCGAGGCGGATGGCCTCGTTGACCACTCTGCTCAGCGAGCGGCGCGGGTAGACGCCGTTCTCCCCCTTCAGGGGTGAGCCAGCGGGGGCGCGCCAGGTGTCCCGCTTGAGCCCGGGGATGATCTCCCCGCCTCGGTCCAGGAAGAGCAGGAGCACGGCCACGTCAAGATCCGTGACTCCGTGGTGAAGCTGCCTGTCGTAGTCCAGCGCGGTCTCGGCCACGGCATGAGAGCCAGCACGATCGATCAGGCCCTTCTCCTCCTCGGTGAGGGGCCCGGTGTGGACCGGCAAATTTGCCCGCTTCACACACGCTCTGCGGTGCTTGGGAAGGTTGCCCGTCTTGACCCCACAGATGTCACATTCAGCGGATATGGGCCCGGTCATGAGCGCCATGGTCACTTCCTAATGGTCTGAGTGTTGTACATCGACTATAACACACGTAGCCGTGGTCTATTCCCCGCCCGAATTATGGCGGCCAGGAGGCATGT